CCTAGTGGATATACACAAGTAGATTATATTCAAAATAGTGGCACTCAATTTATAGACACTGGTTTTAAACCTAACCAAAATACAAGTTTTGAGATTAAAATATTAATACCACAAGATAGTGCATTGACAACTCGTTTTTTTGAAACAAGAAATTTTACTTATTCTAATGGCTCGTTTGGTTTGCTTAATTTCAGAGATGAAAACAACCAATTTCAATTTAGATATAATACATCATTCCCTAAAACAAATTATCACTTAAATACTGGAACTATATATAAAATAAGAACAAATAAAAATTTAGTATATATTGATGATGAATTAGCAATTACTGCAAATAATTCTAATTTTCAAGTAAATTATAATTTAGCGTTGTTTGGGTTTGCTAACGCTACTAATAATGTAGCAGATTCCTCAGTATATAAATTATATATGTTTAAATTATATGACAATAACAACCTAATTAGAGATTTCGTACCATGTAAAAGAAACAACGATAATGCAGTAGGTTTATACGATTTAGTAAGTAATACTTTCTATGGAAATAGTGGAACAGGAACATTTACTTATGGAAACATAGCACCCACACCAGACACACCAATACCTATCCAAGTAGTAAGTGGAGATAACTCTATAAAGGTTGAGGGGAAGAATTTATTTGATATAAGTTCATGTCCTATATTAGAATATGCCTTTTATGATGGTAATGGAAATTCAGTTTCTTGGGCTGGAACATGTGGAATAAGAGAATATATTAAGTTGGAAGAAAATTCTACTTATACCATAAAATATAATGGTAATGCTAACTTTTTAATATGCTTTTATGATAAAAACAAAACATATTTAAGTCAATTAACAAAAGCAAGTGGTGGAAATTTTACAATGCCATCAACAGCACAATATATAAGATTTGGAATTAATATTGTTATTGCAAATGTTGAGTGGTGTCAAATTGAATTAGGAACAACAAGTACAACCTATACCCCATATGTATCACAAACCTACCCAATATCTTTGGGGAATATAGAACTATGTAAAATAGGAACATACCAAGATTATATTAGAAAGAGTACTGGGAAGAATTTACTTAATTTAGATAGAACATTAGGACAACCTAGTGATACAACCGCTTCAAGCACAACTAAAAGAAAGTTTAATTACAACGAGGTTATTAAAGGTATATCAGGAACTAACTATTATTATCCATCAAATGTTTCTTCTTACAATATTCAAAATGGAAATGTAAGTATGACAACAGGTGGTACATCTAGTTATGGTTTAGGTTTCCCAATAAAAACGGAAGCAAATACGACTTATACAATGAGTTTTAATATGAGTAGTACAAATGCTAGAGTACAAGTAATGTATTATGCAAGTGATGGAACATTTATAGATTATGAAAGTAAATCTGCTTCTTTTACATTTACAACACCAAGTAATTGTGATTTTGTGCTAATCAATTTTACAGGAACACAAACAAATACAACTTATACATTTACTAATTGTCAACTAGAAAAAGGCAACCAAGCAACCCCATACGAACCCTATGGAAAAGTATGGTATCTTCATAAAGAGATAGGTAAGGTTGTGTTAGATGGGAGTGAGAATTGGAGTTTATCAAGTGCTTCTCCGCAAAGATTTATTTACAATTTCGGTGATGGATATTCTGATGCAGCAAAATTACTAATATTATCTAATTATTTCAAAGGTATAAAATTTGATGATAGAGACAATGTTAATTATCCTAGTATTTATTTAGAAAATGGTTATATTGGTTGTAATAAAACAGGTATAGATACAGTAGTAAATTTTACAACTTGGTTATCTAACAACAACACAACAGTATATTATGTACTAGCAACCCCAACAAATACAGAGATAACTGATAGTACCCTATTAGGACAACTAAACAACCTATACAATGCCAATTCTTATGAGGAAACAACAAATGTTTCACAGGTTAATGATGATTTAGAAAGTATTTTGAATGTTACTGCTTTAGAAGATATTTCTTAATATCTTCTTTTTTGTTGTGTATTGACATTATTAAATATTTTATGGTAATATTAAATCAAGGTAAAGGAGAATTATTGTGAAAAATGAAAGAGTTGTTAGAAAGAATAGAAAAGGCAAGATTTACAACAACTGATGAAGTATTTAATAGGAGAAATGAAATAAGGAAGATAGTGCAGGGTTTCGATCTTGATACATTAGAAGTTTATAAATGGTATTTCTTTTTTCAATTGTGTTTGTTAAAAAACCCATTAAAAGAACTATTGTGGACTTATATTGCAAAAAAGAACTTAACTTTAAAAGAAGAAAGTGATTTATGCGTAGAATATAGGTTATACAAAGAAAGATGTATGAGAATAATGCAATATCAAAAAGAAAAAAGAGAAGAAAATGAAAACAAAAATGTAATAGCAAAAAAAGAAACAATTAGAATCACTTGTGTTGATGATTTATTTAAGATTTGACTAAAATATTATTCAAATGTTATATTATAATTGAACAAAAGTGAGGTGCAATTTATATGGAATTAACAATAGCATTAGCAATTACAATTATAAATTGTGTTTTGGGGGTTGTATCTTTTTCTCTCAATAGAAAAAAAGATGCTATTCAAAGTACAAAAGAAAACCATCAAGAACTTATTGAATATCAATTAAAAGAGTTAAAAGCAGATATTAAGGAGATTTTGGCTAAATTAGATAGATATGATAAGGATATTGATGATAGAATAGACAAAGCTATTGATAATCATGTAAAAATGTATCATAAGGGGGCATAAAAATTGTCAATAAAGGAAGATATAGAAAAGGTGGAACAAAAAATGAAAGTTATAGAAGAAGAAAGTCTTGCAATGGAACTATTAAAATCTTGCAAGTGTGCAAATAAAAGGTTATTTATTACATTAATTATAGTTTTAGTAATGTGGTTTTCTACTATTGGATATTTGGTGTATGTTTTAAATGACACAGGAACATATACTGAAACAATTTCACAAGATAGTGAACAAGGTTATCATAATTATATAGGAAATGATGGTGCTATAAACAATGGCAAAGCAAACGATAACTAAAACATATAAATATAGAAAATCACAAACAACTACTGATAAAAATGGAAGAAAGCATTGTAAGACATGTGGGGCATTTTTATCTGGTAGGGGTAAAAAGAAAAAGTAGGTGTATCCTATGAAATTAGAATTTACTAAAGAAGAAATTAAAGAAATAAAATCAAAGATTTATTTAACAGAATTACAAGAAAAAATACTTGATATGAAATTAAAAGGTGATTTAACAGAAGTAGGTATGGCAATGCAACTTGGTGTTAGTGAAAGCACAATTACTTATCAATGGAAAAAAGTTAAGAAAAAAATATTAAAGGTAATTTAAAGATATATTCAAAGGAACTTAAAGAAATTAAGTTTCTTTTTTTTGGTTTAATTAAGTCAAGAAAGGAACATTATAGCAAACTTATTAGATTTGTTTAAAACACATTTTGAAAAGTCTTAATTGCTAGTTCCTTTCTTATTTTTTTGTAGAAAGGATGGTTATTATGGAAATTGGTTTTAGTGAATTATTAGAAAAAATTTTAAAGGAAAGCAAGGAAGAAGAAAATAAATTTAGTGAAGAAGAATTAAATGACATTAATAAATTGTTAAACGAAACAAACAATGACAATAGTTTTTGGGTAATGTCTTTACTATTACTTATGTTATTAGATTTTCCTAAAAAAGAAGAACAACAACCAATTATTAACATAATTGTAGGTGGTGGTAAAAATGTTTAATAACCCTTATTTAAGTAATTTTAATCAACAACAAAATGTAGATCGAATTAATGAACAAATAAGACAACTAGAAAACATAAAAACTCAAATGCAACAACCAACACAACAACCTACACCTATTAATTTAACTCAAAACTTTCAACCTATTGAATCTAACAAAGATGTAATTAGATATGCAGCATCTATGGAAGAAGTGGGTAGAAATATGGTAATAGGAGATACACCATATTTTAGTAAAGATATGAGTGTTGTATGGATAAAAAACACTAAAGGAGAAATCAAAACTTATGAACTTAATGAAATAATACCTAGAGATGAAAAAGACATTAAAATAGAATTTTTAATGGCACAAATAGAAGAATTGAAGAAAGGAATGAAGCAAAATGATGAACCCCTTACAAATGTTAGTAAGCCAGATACAACAACAAGTGAAGATGAAGAACCCACAGACATACCAACAACTACAAAATCTAATAAAAAATCAAAATAACCCACAAGATTTATTAAATCAATTAACAAACAATTACACTCCAGAACAAATGCAAAATTTTATTAAATTTGCCAATGGTTATGGTGTAACAAGTGAACAATTAGAACAATATGGTATCAAAAACAAATAGTTTTTTGATATAGATTAAAAATATTTAGAAAGGAGAATGTAAGTATGAATGGAAGTTCTGGAATACAACCAACAGTAGAATTAGCTACTACTAATGGAAATGGTTTCTATCCTTACCCTATTATGTATGGTAATGGTGGTTTTGGTGGTAATGGTGGTTTCTTTGGTGGAGATGGTATTTGGGCAATTATTTTACTAGCACTTTTATTTGGTTGGGGAAATAATGGTAATGGTGGTTTTGGAAACAATGGTTTTGATAATGGTTATGCTTGGCTATCTAATGGTCAAAAGGACATTATGAATAATACTAACAATGGTTTTGACACATTACACTTATCTAATCAATTAGAAGGAACAAGAGATGGTATTGCAGCACTAGCAACTCAATTATGTAATTGTTGTGCTGATATGAACCAAACTGTTTCAAATGGTTTCTACAATGCTGAAATATCTGCAAATAATAGACAAATGGCAGATATGCAACAAAACTTTAATAACCAAATTGCAACATTAACTGGTTTTAATAACATTGGTCAAAGATTAGATGATTGCTGCTGTGAAAATAGATTAGGTATTGCTAATCTAAACTCAACTATTCTTGCTGAAAATTGTGCTGATAGAGCAGCACTTGCTGATGGCTTAAAAGATGTATTAATTAACCAAACTGCTAACACTCAAAGAATTTTAGATCAATTATGCCAAGACAAGATTGATGCAAAGAACGAAAAGATAGTTGACTTACAAAGAGAAATCTTAATGAAAGATTTACAAGCTAGTCAAGTAGAACAAACAGCAAGTATAAGACAAGGTTTTGTACAAGCAAATACTGACTTATACAACTTATTAAGCAACTGTCCAGTTCCAACAACTCCAGTATATGGTAGAACACCTATATTCACTTGCAACAACAATGGTAGTTGTGGATGTGGTGCAAACTTTTCAACTGGTTTAATTTAAGCATAAATCGAATACGATAACCTGATTACAGGAATTTGCTAATTTTTATAAAGAATAGGGCAGTTCCTATTCTTTTTTATTAAGAGAGGAGAGATATAAAATGATACAAACAATTATTAATGAACCACTTGTATTATCAAGTAATTCAAGCCCAATAACATTTGATGCAACTAATATAAGAACAAGATGTGCTTTTTGTTGTAATGGTGGTTGGTTAGATTACCAAAATGGAAACCCTATATTTAAAATATTAGGGAATGGATATAATGGATATTATAATGTAAATTTTAGTGCTTCTATTAGTTCTGCAACTGCTGGTGTAGTAGCAATTGGTTTATATGAAGATGGAATATTATTACCAGACACAGTAAGAGCAGTAACACTTGCTGCTGCTGATGATTATGAAACGATTTCATTTAATAGAAAATTCCAAGTATGCCCAAGAGCAACTACAAATATAACAGTAGGTGCTGTTCCAAGTGTACCAACACCAAGTGATCCAACAACACCAATAGAAACAGAAATACCAATTATTACAAATGCTACATTTAATTTATCGAGGACAAATAACTAATGAAAAATAATGTGGTAGATAATTTGAGTTTAGTATTACAAGCATTAAGTTTAGAAATATTATTTAAAGATTACAATAATAGTGATTTAATGAATGAATTACAAACACAAGATGAAAAATACTTAAAAAAAATAATAAAGCAAAACGAAGAAATAATTAACCTTTTAAAGAAAGGAGATGACAAATAATGGATGATAGAGTTATTGATGAAACCAAAAAATATATGAAACAAATATTAGAACAAGGTTTAGCAGAAAACAATAACCTAGAAAGTCTTTATAAATTAATAGACATTGAAAAAGATGCCTATGAAATTAAAAGTATGAAGGAGGATATGAATATGTACGGAAATTATGGAAACTATGGCAATTATGGTGGAAGAAGGGCAGGATATGATAGTTATGGCAGAGATAGTTATGGTAGAGATGCCTATGGAGAATATGGTAGAGGTAGTTACGGTAGAAGGGGTGTAGATTCTAAATATCGTGGTGAAGAAGATATGGATAGAATGTATGGAGAATATGGTAGATATATGGAAAATCGTGAAAGATATGGTGCAGGAGAAGAAACTGACAAATCATTTCATTATATGGTAAAAGCACTAGAAGATTTTATTAAAGTATTACACGAAGAAGCTGAAACACCACAACAAAAACAAATGTTAAATGAAGCATTACAAAAAAGTATGATGTAGAATGTATAAATTTTATAATGCAAATGCTGTAAATAGGTTTACTGATGATTGTGTTTTAAGAGCTTTATCTTGTGCAACAAATAAGTCATGGGATGAAGTTTATGATTATTTAAGTGATATAGCACAATATGAAGGTACATTGCTAGACAAAAAAGATTTTGTAAGGGGATATTTAGATAGAACATATAAAAGATTATATGACTTGTATGGAACAGTAGGAGAAATATCTGGTATGTTTCCAAATAATACTTTGTTAATTACAACAGGAAATCATATTGTTTGTTCCAAAAACGGTATAATATACGATACATTTGATTGTAGAAATAGAAATGTAGAATATGTATGGTTAGTTAGGTGAAAATTGACAAAAAAAAGATAATTATATAAAATTAAAATGCAAGTTGATTTTTTCATTTTTTTCAACTTGCTTTCCTTTATAATAATTCTTTTTTTCACAGAAAAAGAACAGGTTTTATTCCTGTTCTTTTATTGTTATTTCAACTCTAGGTTTATCTCGATCTATTTCCATACTGCAACCATCTATACTTGCTACTATATTGTAATTATCATCTTCTAACACATTATATTTTACTAAAACATCTTGTATTGCTTCTAGGTAATTAGCAATATCCCTTTTTCTTGCATCACATACATAAAACTTGCATTGTAGATTAATGGGATAATTAATTGGTTTTTCTAATTTAGGTAAGTATTTTTTGCACTCTTTTTCAAACTCTGTATATCTTTTGTTTTGTATAACCATCCTATGTCCTGTTTTTTTATTAAAAACTATTTCTTGACTATTTTTTTTTGATCTTGGGTTTACTGGTATATTTATTTCTAACATATAAAATCTCCCTTTGTATTTTTCTATATAATATCACAAAATTGACTATCAATACAAATTATGCTAATATTTAGGCAAAAGGTGGAGAAAAAATGAAGAAAGAGAAATTAAAAGAAGATAATAATTATATTATGTTAGACAATAAAAACAAAGTAAGAACATTGGAAAAATTTTATGTTGATGCAGAAATAGATAATTTACCTGCTATTGTAGAAGAAAAGAAAAATGAATTGGTTACAAAATTAGATGAATTTCAAAACAAATATGTAGAAATTGTAGTAGATAGGCATGGAAATGAAGAAAAAAAAGTAAACCCATATTTAATATCTACATATTTTTTTAATTCAATAAACCCAATATCATCTAAAATACCACAATATAGTGCAGAAAAGTTGTCAATTGTTTGGGATTTGTATATGTATTTAATAGAACAAGTAAATATGAATATAGGAATATTCCAACCCACTTTAACTCATTTCTGCAAATTTAGTGGGATCACATTACAAACTCTCAATAATTACCGAAATTGTGGTGATGTCGATATGATGAATTTGTGTGAAAAAATATATGATGAGTGTTTTAATGGTAATGTATCTTTAGCACAAACAGGGCAATTAAGAGAAAAAAGCACAATTACTAGAATGAAAATCGAAAATCAAGTAGTGGAAAAACCCCAACCAAATGTTAATGTTAATTTATCAGCAAATGTTGATTTAAACGAAATTAATAGAAGATTAGAAGAAATTAAGAAGTTCAATGTAAAAGTTATTGAACTTGACAAAAACAAGGAAAAATAATATAATAATAGTTGCTAGATGACATTAGAGATATTTATATGAGTAGATTAGGTGGGTCATCTAGCAGTAATTTGCCTATTCTATTCATATAAGTATCTCTTTTGTTTTTGGTAGAAAGAGAGAGATAATATGGAAGAAATATATGATATTAAAGGATATGAAAAAAGGTATGGAATAACTAAAAATGGAATTGTTTATACTTATCCAAAACCAAATGCAAGACATAAAAAAACTATAAAATTAAGTATGCCTGTCGATAAAGATGGATACCATACTGTCTTTTTATATAAAGATGGTAATAAAAGACATGAAAGAGTAAATAGATTAATGGCAGAAACATTTTTAGATAAAAATAATTTTAAAAGTATGCCTTACGAAGATAGAAATAAAATAAATTTAAAAGACTTGCAAGTTAATCATAAAGATGAAAATAAAACTAATGATAATATTGATAATTTAGAGTGGTGTACAATTAAATATAATTCAAATTATGGGACTAGGAACATAAAAACAATAGAAAAAATATCAAAACCAATTATACAATATGATTTAGAAATGAATAAAATTGCAATACATAAAAATGGTTATGAAATAAAGAGAACACTTGGATATGATAACAGCACAATAGCAAAAAGATGTAAAGATCATAAAAAAGCATATAATTATTATTGGAGGTATGCTAATGAAGAAAGAAGAAATTGAAAAGACAATAGAGAACATACTTGAAACACTAGAAAATAATTTTCGTTATAGTTATGGGAAAAAGATACCATTTGAACAAGTTTATGAACTTTCTAATACACTAATGCAACTATTTGATGTTTATATAAAATTAAACGAAATTAATTGCTGTGATATGATTATAAAAAGATATATACCATTATTAAACTTGCTTATAAATGTTGATAACAACGATAAAAGACTTGTAGATTATCATAATCTATTAAAAAAAAGTTATAGATATTCTGCAAGAAGGTCATTTTTACATTGGTTGATATATTATGAGTGGGATATGAAAAACAAAGTTTTTGAACCAAGAGTAAAAATATTAGATTCGTACATATACTATTTAAACTATATGTGTTGGAATAAAAAAGATTTAACATTAATTGTTAATTTACCTTCTGGTTGGGCAAAAACTTATACTTATGCACAATATTGCGCCTTTAGAATTGGAACTGACCAAGATGGAACATTTTTGTCAATTTGTTCAAATGATGATTTAGTAAAACAAATGTCAAGAACAATAATGAATATTATAATGACAGAACAATTTGGAGATGTTTTTGAAAATTTAAGTTATAAGAATGATCCTAAAGGGTTGTTTTTAAAAGCAACTGATAGTGAATGGAAAGTAAAAGGTAATACAAAAGCAGCAAGTTATATAGCAAAATCAAGAGATAGTAATACAGTTGGTTTTAGATCATATTATAGTACCTTTTGTGATGATATGTATAAGAACCCTGATGAAAGTTTAGATATGAATTTAAACAGAAGATTATTTGAAGATTATCAATTAGTTTGGACAGAAAGAACAGCAAAGGGTTATCCAAAACAATTTGTATTAGCTGGTACAATATGGTCACCTTATGATTTGATGACACAAGTAATAGAATTAGAAAAATCAAAAAGGGAATTTGTTAAACACCCTAAATTTGATTTTACCGAAGTAAGTAAAGATGGTAAGGTTGTAATTATAAAAGTTCCAGCATTAAATGAAGATGGTAAAAGTAACTGCCCTGAAATTGCAACAACACAAGAATTATTAGATAAAAAAAATAGTATATCTACTTATTTGTGGGAATGCAACTTTATGCAAAACCCAATACCACCTGATGGTTTACCTTTTGATTATAAAAATCTAAAGACATATACAGCAATACCTATAAACAAATATCAATATACAAAAGGTGCAATAGATTGTAATAGAAAAAGTGGAAAAGATTTCTTTGCATTTGGGATATATCAATATAATGATGAAGATTGGGAATTTATAGATTGTATATTTACTCAAACAGCAACCACAGAATTATATGATGACATTGTAGATAAAATAGTAGAACATCATACTGTCGAATTAGTAGTAGAAACAAATGCTAATGAAGGTTTGGTAAAAGCAATAGAAGAAAGATTAAAGGCAAGAGGTATTAGTTGGTGTACTATTATAGAAAAGTATAACACTATGCCAAAAGCACAAAGAATAGATATAGCTAAAGGAACAGCAACAAAAAGAATAATATATCCAGCAAAAGGTTTATTTGGTATTAACACAGATGTAGGAAGATTTATGGAACAATTGACAACATATAGTGCCATTGGTAGGAATGTACATGATGATGGTGCTGATGAAGTTGCACTATTTTGTTTAGAAATTATTGAAGAACGAAGCAAGCCACAGATAGCTGAACCATTAGACTTTGTAAGACAATTTATGTAATAAGTTGTCTTTTTTGTTTATAATTTGACAAAATAATGCTTTTATTATAAATTATAATTGATTTAAAGTGAGTTATACTCTAACAAGGCAAAGGAGTGTATATATGTATAAGACATTTGGAAGGACTACAATTTATGCCCCATATACAGAACAAGAATTTTTGTCTGGAACTGATAAAGAAATACTAAATAAAGTTTACGATATTTTAAGCAATAGTATTGCTATTCACGATACAAATAGAACTGAAAGCAAATATCTACAAGATTATTTATATGGAGATCAAGATATAAAGAACAAAGTTAAATTAACAAGAACTGATATAAATAATAAAGGTGTAGAAAATTGGGCATTTGCATTTATGGACTGGAAAAAAGCATTTTTACTAGGGAAACCAATTCAATATGCCCCATTAAATGATGTTGCAAATGATGAAATTTCAAAGTTGAATAGTTATGTTAATTATGAGGGCAAAGCACAAAAAGACCAAGATTTGTTTGAAGATATTTTCACTTGTGGTAGAGCATTTAGATATACAGTTGGTAGTGAAATAAATGAAGATGATGAAGTACCATTTGATATTGTTAATTTAGATGTATTAAATACAGAAGTTGTTTATTCAAACTCAATATATCACGAACAATTACTTGCTTATGTTCAAACTGATATGCAATATATTGTAAGTGAGGTAAACCCAGAAACTGGAAAACCTGAAAATAGAGCAATAAATTATAATGAATACACAGTATATACTAGAAACAAACAATATACTATAAATGATAAAAATGGTAATTTACAACTTGTTGAAGGTGGCATTAAACCAATAGTATTGAATAAACACATTGTAAAAGAATATTACTTTAATAAAAAGAGAACAAGTATGCTAGAACTTGTAAAAGATATATTAGATGATATAAATGATGTAGAAAACTTTGATAAAGATGATATAGAGGGTTTTGTAAACTCAATAATGGTATTTACAAATGCAGAAGTAGATGAAAAAGGTATGAATGCAATAAAAAAATATGGTGCTGTATCAATTAAATCTACTGATCAAAAAAAAGCAAGTGTAGAATTGTTACAATCAAGATTAAAGAGTTTAGACACACAAATATATTATTTGAGAAAGTTAAGTGCATTGCATAGTATATTAAGTGTTCCACAAGCTACACAAAATGGTGAAATAAGTAATGCTGAAACTGGTAAAGCAGTTTTAACAGGGCAAGGTTTTACAAGTGCAAGTGTAAGAATACAAAATGAAGAAAACTCATTTAAAGAATGTGATAGAGATTCTTTAAAGGTTATTCTTAAAATCTGTAGAGAAAGCAAAAATAGTGGAATTAAAAACTTAAAGATTAGTGATATAGATATTAAGTTTAGTAGAGATTTAAGTGATAACTTATTAACAAAGACAACAGCATTATTAAATTTAAAATCTGCAAATATACCACCAGAGGTAAGAAATGCTGTAATTAATCTATTTAGTGATCCTTTAAGTGTTACTAAAATGCAAGAAGAATATGAGAAAGAAATGAGAGATATTCAAATAGAACTTGAAAATAGAGCATCAAACAATAATGAAAACAAAATAAATGAAACTTCTAATAAATTACAAGATAATACACAAATAGAAAATCAGGAACAATAAAATGTTCCTTTAAATGGGAAATTAGAGTATTCGGTTGGTGCAACTCCAACTATCCCACCTAAATATAATCTCTAATTGGTTTGTTAGTTGTCCGTTATCAACTATTCGTTAAGGAGGAGATAAAAAATGAATAGAGAGAAAGCAAGAGAAATATTAGGAGAAAATGCAACAGAGGAACAAATTACTAATATGTTAAATCAATGGCATATAGATGAAAGTGATAAAGTCAAAGATTTAGAAAGTAAAGTTAATAACTTAACTGAACAAAATAGTAAATATAGTGACTATGATGCAATAAAAAAACAACTAGATGAAATAAACAAAGCAAATATGACTGAACAAGAAAAACTTGAACAAATGAAAAAGGAAGCTGAACAAAACCTTAAAAATTCAAGAATAATTGTTAATACAGCAAAAGCTAAAGATATATTAGTAGGGTTAGATTTAGATGATGACATAATTAATATGTTAGTAAGTGATGATGAAACAGCAACAGTAAACAATGCTAATAAATTAAAAGCAAAGTTTGAAAGTCAAAAAGAAACAATTGCAAAAGAAACAAAAGAAAGTCTAGTAACAATGAATGTTCAACCTACTATTTCAAATGTACCTCAACAAAGTGATGCTATGACAAATGAAAAATTCTTGTCATTAAGTGCAGAAGAACAAGACAAGTTTATTAAAGAGCATCCAGAAGAATTTAATAATTTAAAATAATAAAAAAATAAAACAAAAAGGAGAGAAAAAATATGGAAATTTACAGAGGTAAAATATTTAATGAACAAGTATTTGAAAGATATTTAAGAACTTTACCAAGTACAAAAGAAAATTCATTAATCAAAAATGGTTTATTTACAAATGTAAATAAATACAAAGCAAAATTAAGTGAACAAACTGGTGGTTATGCTATCGAAGAACCAATTAAAGGTAGATTAGGTGGTACACCAACTAACTATGATGGAAGTACAGATATTGAAAAAGGAACTGAAAGAATTACTTTCCAACAAAGAAAAATTGCTTATGGTAGAGCAAAAGCTTGGGGAGAATATGACTTTGCTGCTGAATTAACAGGAACTAACTTTATGGCAGAAGCACAAGAAGTTAAAGATTATTGGGATGAGCAAAGACAAGGAACAGTATTATCTATTCTTAAAGGTATCTTTGGTATGACTGGTGGTGCAAATGGTGAATTTGTTTCTAAACATACTTATGATATTAGTGAAAATGAAGGAACTGCTGCTAATTTAGGTGCAGATGCTATGAATAGAGCTGCACAAAAAGCATTAGGAGATCATAAGGCAAAATTAGATATAATCTTTATGCACAGTGTAGTATCAACTAACCTAGAAGGTTTAAATCTAATTGATTTCTTAAAATATACTGATGCTAATGGAATTGAAAGAGATTTAACTATTGGAACTTTTAATGGTAGATTAGTAATAGTTGATGATGAAGTTCAAGAACTAAATGGATATGAAGAAGCTACATCTGGAACTACTGGTGCATTATTAGTAGTATCAAGTTCACCAAGTGATGGAGAAATCAAATTAAGTGATGTAAAAGCAAGTGACTTTTATCCAGCAGATGTTGCAGCAAACGATTATGTAGTTGCAAGTAAAAAATATGTATCTTATGCCTTCCAAAAAGGTTTCTTTGAATATGAAGATTTAGGAGTTGAAAAAGCAAGTGAAATCGTAAGAGATGCTTATACAAAAGGTGGTTTCACAGATTTAGTAACTCGTGTAAGAGAAATCATTGTACCATACTTAATTTCATATAAAGGAACTGGTTCTGTATCACCAACAAATACAGCATTAGCAACTGGTTCTAACTGGGAATTAGCAAATGATGGTGATGCTGTTAGCAAAACTTATGTTGATAATAAACTAATTCCTATTGTAAGAATAATTTCAAGAGGATAATATAAAGGAGAGATAACTTATGGAAAGTTCAACAAGAACACAATTTGATTTATTAAAAGAAAGAATAGAATTTGATAAAGATGTGTTTACAGATAATAGCACATATACAAAGGTATTAAATAGGCTTCTTGAAGATAGCAAATATGTTGGGCTTTCTTTAAGATTTCCATATCAAGATTATTCAAAATTAGAATTACCAACAAGATATAAAAATTGGCAATTAAGATGTTGCACTGAAATATATGAACAAATAGGAACAATAGGTTTAAAATCTTATGCCGAAAATGGTTTATCTTGGACAAGAGATAGCACATATATAAGCAATGAGTTAAGAGGAGAAATAGAACCAATAGTAGGTTATATTGAGGTGAGTGAAGATGAAGAAATTCAACCCTAAAAACAATGTATTTCAAAATTGGAACAAAGGTTTATATATTGCAACTAAAAAAGGTATAAAATATGATGATTATAATAATGAAATAGTAGAATATAACAAACCATTTTACTTTGGCAAAGCAAATTATCAACCTATGAACTTTAGAGATATACAAGCATTTATGAGTGCTTTTGGAGAAACAAAAAAAGAACTTGTATCATTGTTAATTGATTATGATGATAAAGATAAGATAAAAGAGTTTGATCTAGCATACTTATATGGTAGAACTCCAAAGGGAGAAAGAGTAAATGGAGAAAATGCTAATTATATAGTAAGGTCATGTAGGGCGCAAAATACTAAAGTGTCAATAGTGTTAGAAAATATAATTGAAGATAATAACATAATAGAAATAAATGAAGAAAAAAATAATGTAGAGGAGGAGTCATAAATGGAAAAAGTAAAGATAGAAAACATTAAAACAGGTGCTATTGAAGAAGTAAAAAAAGAAATAGCAGGAGATTTTCTTGGAACTGGTGAGTGGAAATTAGAAGAAAAAAAAGTTGAAGAAAAGAAACCTATTTTTAATGCAAATAAAGAAGATAAATAATGTTTAGAATAGAAACCAATGTTGATAGTATTAAAAAAATAGATGAACAGATAAAATATGTTGAATCTATGATGAAAATGAAAGAAGATACATCATTTCAAGAATTTATAAAACAAAAATGTTGGAAAACATTGCAAGATTACATAAATGGTTTTCTAGTAGCAGGAAATACAACAAATGATGATAGTATAGAAATATATAAAACAAGTAATCATATAGAAAATATAGAAAATGGTTTTATAATATATAATAATGCTAAAATACCAGCAAATGTAAGTGGCAAACAAAACAATATAAGTAATTATAAAGATGAAATGTTTAATTTAGCTTTAGCATTTGAATATGGTGTTGGTGTTGTAGGAATTGAAACAAATAACCCTAATGCTTGGGAATATAATGTAAACAACTATGAAAGTGGTTGGTATTTGCCTAAAAATGTTCTTGGTAAAGCAGGAATAAAGTATGAAGGTTATAAAGGTTTTGAAATATATAGAATGACAGCAATAGATATTGAAAGAAATTTACCTAAATGGGTTAAAGAATATTTTAGTAAAGGAGATAGTTAAAATGAGTGATTATGATAAGATATATAACTTATATAAAGAATATATGCAAAAAAATTCAAAATATTCTCCAATAGTAACTAAATATACTACTAACACTATAAGTAAATTTCCAACTATTGTTTTTTCTTTAAATAATGATGTTGATACTGATAATGCAACCATTGATAAAATAGAATACTATGAACAAAAGTATTTTACTATTAACATATATACTAAAGATAAAGTAAATGGAACAAACATTGTGACTACTTCACAAGTTATTAGTGATGAGTTAGGAGAACTAACAAAAGAATTTTTTAATAAAATAAATATGAAAAGAACAAGGTATTCTCCAGAACCTAATCTTGATACAAGCATATTAAGATTAGTAATACAATATCAATGTATGATAGGAAATGCCAGAAAAAATATAATAAGGAGATGATTTATAAATGTCATATATTAATATGAATAGCATTGAAGATAGAGCATTAAGTGAACATCAAGGTAGTGCTTTACTTGTAAAAAAGGCAAGTGGAAAGTATTCTATCTTCTTACCAGTAGAAGAAACTGGTGAAAATGGTTCTACTCCAAACCAATTAGATAAAACAGCAATAGGAAATAGACAAGCAACAAGTGTTGAAGGTAGACAGGAAAACCCACAAAAAACTATACCTTTCTTCTTACATAGAGATAACTTAAATGTAATTGAAGAAAACGAAGGTAAGGTATTAGACTTTTTAAGACTATTACCAGACTTTAGTGGCTTTAAGTTTAGCGGAACTATATCAAAAATGGCAAATAGTACAGCAGTAGGTTCATTAGAACAAGGACAACTTACTATTACACCTACATCAAAAGATACTTATGTAGAAAATTGTTATTCTTTAGTAGAAGATACAGCAGTATTTACAAGTGGAATTGATGAAGTTATTTATCTAGCAGCAAGTTCAAGTGCAACAAATCATACTAAAGTATATGATTTAACTACTGCTCCAGCAGATGCAACAATTACACCATCAAGTGCTTCAACTGCAACTGCAACAGCAACAATGGGAACTGGTGCAGATATTCACAAATTAACTATTACAGGTGTAGCAGCAGGTTCAACAATAGTAACATTAACTACATCAAAAACTAATTATGCTTCATTTAAGAGAACAATATTAGTAGTAGTTGAATAATAACTAATTTAAAGGCAAATAGAGAGAGTTTTTATCGAAATAGTATAAATCATTACCAAGATATTAAAACTCTCTTAAATGCCAAATAAATAGTCAATAAGATTAAATTAAATAAATTATGAGATAGGAGATAATTACAAATATGAAAAAAAATGAAATAATTGAATTAAACGGTGTTGAATATACTCTTGAATTAAATAGAGAAAGTTTTTTACAAATAGATAAACTATGCAATATAGAAAAATCTATGAATATGATTAGAAAAGACTTATATGATTATTTAGATGAAGAAGAACTTACAGATGATTTCGACCTAAACAAATTAAATATAGATGAAGAAAAACTTGATGAAGAAATAGAACTTAAACAAAAGAAACTTAAAGACATAGTAGAAAGGGCATTTCTTATTTGGCTAAACCCTAATCACCACTTTAATATTTCAAAAGTAAGAGAAATATTAAAACCTTATTTTGAAGATGATGAAAAATATGAGTGGTTAGCTGAACAATATGGTAAATATTTACAAGAATGTGTTGAAATAAGAGAACAATACAACGAAGAAAGAAAAAACTTGAATGCCCAAATCAACAAGAAGAAATAGAAGATAATAATGATGAAGATATATTAAAAACAAAATATAACAATTCTTATTATGAATATTATTGTAATTATCTTTATCCACTAGCAATAGAGTACGGTATGAGTGCAGAAGAATTTTGGAGAGATGATCCACAATTGTTTGTTTCATATCGTACTTTTTATATAGAAAAAAAGAAAAAAGAAGCTGAACAAATAGATTATGAATGTTGGTTATTGGGCAATTATATACATAGAGGTAATGGTAATTTAGTTGGTAATTTAATTAAAGTGTTAAGTGGTATGTTTAGCAAACATAAAGATACCAGAGAATTACCAACATATCCAGAAAAACCATATTTACAAATAGATAAAGAAAGAAAAGAAAAAATAGATAGTGAAATAAAGGAGAAAAAGAAAAAAGAAATGTATGATAGATTCCAAAAAACTTTAATGTATCAAGGATCATTAAAGAGAAGATATTTGGAAAGTATAAAAAACAAAGATAAAACTAAATAGAAAGGAGAGTGAACTTACTAATGGACAATCAAACTGATGTTAGCATTAAGTTTAAGAACTATGTTACAGGAGAAAAGAAACTAGAAAAGTATGCACAAACATTAAATCAAATAAAAAGTGTTCTTGGTAGCATTGATAAAGGTGCAGCACAACAATTAGAATCAAGTGCAAAGAGTACAAAAAGTGTTAGTAACGATATGGACAAGATGAGTAAAAATTTTAATCTAGCATTTAATTATACAGCATTAAGGACATTTGCAAGAGGTTTAAGTAAGGTTGTAGAAGGTTTTAGTGCAATGACATCAAAATCAACAGCATTCCTAGAAGATTTTAACTTGTTTCAAGTTGCATTTAGAGGTAATTATACAGAAGCAACAAAATTTGTAAACAAATTAAGTGAAATGTATGGTTTAGATGAAGATTGGTTGGTTAAGACAACATCACAATTTAAACAATTATCTAATGCTATGGGTTTGGCAGAAGAAACAGGAGAAAAGGTTTCTAAACTTATGACTGAATTAGCAATAGATATTTCTTCTTTATACAATATAGATGTAGATAGATCGAGTTCGATATTACAAAGTGCATTAGCAGGACAAACAAAACCAATTCGTTCACTAGGTGCAGATATAACACAAGCAACATTGCAACAAACATTAGACAATTTAGATATACAAAAACAAATATCACAATTAAGTTATGCTGAAAAAAGATTATTGATAATGGTAAGTATAACTCAACAATTAAGTGGTGTAACAAATGACTGGGGTAGAACATTAGAATCCCCATCAAATCAAATTCGTATAATGAATGAGCAATGGCAAAGACTACAAAGAAATGTTGGTAATATATTTATAGCAACACTAGGCAAAGTATTACCATACTTAAATGCTGTTTTAATGGTATTAAATGAAATTGCAAAAATAATAGCAAGTCTGCTTGGTTATAAATTAGATCAATTTGATTTCTTTGATGAAAGTGCAATAGGAAATGTAGAAGATTTTGGAGAAAGTCTTGATGCTGCTGCTGAAAGTGCTGAAAAATTAAAAAGTGGTTTAAGGGGTTTTGATAAACTAAATGTAATAAGTTCACAAACTTCAAGTGGTGCAGGTGCAACAGGTGGGATAAACCCTAAATTAATGGAGGCATTTAATAATGCTTTTGCTGATTATCAAAATAGATTAACAGATGTAGAGATGAAAGCAACAAAAATAAGAGATAGAATAATGGAGTGGTTAGGGTTTACAAAAAAAGTAGATAAAGAAACAGGAGAAGTAAGTTTTAAATTTGACCATATAACAGGTGGAACAGTTCTTGGTGCATTAGCAGTAGGTGGAACAATATATAGTGGAATAAATATGATACTAAAAGTTCTAAATAAAATTGGTTTAATAAAGTTTGCTAATGTAAAAGAATTAATTGTTCTTGGAAAAGAAGGTAAATTATTTGCTGGTGTAACAAAATTAACAGGTGCATTTGAAGGTTTGGCAGCAACACTAGGTATTTCTACTGGTTTACTTGCTGGTATAGTTGTAGCAATATTAGCAGTAGGTGCAGCATTATTATATGCTTATAATACAAATGAAGATTTTAAAAATAGTGTAGATACTTTCTTTAAAGACTTATATACAATAATAGAACCTGCTGTTAAATTGTTTACAGGAACAATATACGACACATTTTCTTGGTTGTTTGATGAAATTACAACAATTGTTGGTGGAACAGTAAAAGTCCTTGATGATTTAATTAAAGGAGATTTTGATAAAGCATTTGATGATTTTACAAAAACAATTGAAGATGTTTGGAAAAGTTGGGATGAGTATTGGACAAAAATTACTATAAGATTTGATAAATGGATAGATGATACAATAAATTCAATTAACAACTTTATACCAAAAGCAATAGAAAAACTAGAAGAATTTAATATTTGGTTAGATAAGTTACCAGAAAAATTTGGTGAAATTGTAGGTATGTCATTTAGAAGTTTTTATGAAAAAGTAAAAGAAAAAAGCTGGAAAGAAATAGCATTGTGGATATTAAATGAAATAGGAAATGTTTTTTTATCAATACCACAAAAAATACTTAATTTCCCACAAAATTTATTTAATTATTTTATGAATAAAATATGGCAAATAAATTGGGGTGATATAGGCAAAGCTATTGTTGATGGTATATTTAATGGTATGTGGGACTTTAAAGGAAAAATAGGAAAATGGGCAAGTGGCTTTATAACAGGTTTGAAAAATGGACTTGGTATTCATTCACCAGCTCAACTTATAATAGATGCTAAAATTGGAGATTATTCAATGGATGCCATAATGGTTGGTATGGAAAGACAATTGCCAATGTTAAGAGAAGAAGCAACAGACATTGTAAACACATTAAGAAATGGAATAAAAGATGCTAGTGTAGATGCACAATATAATTATAATGTTCCTAATCTTAATTTAAGTTCAATGGCATTTGGAACTCAAAGTTTAAGTGATTCTAGTAGTATAGGAACATCAATAAACCCTACAATAATAGTTCAAGTTGGAAACAAAGAAATAGCAAAACAAGTAATAACTGATTTACAAGATATGGCAAAAGATAATGGTTCACCAATAATGATAGGAGGTTAAAATATGGCAGAGGCATATAGTGATTATGATAAATTATATATAAGAGCTTGGGGTAGTAATAGTGCATTTCAAGAATTTCCTTATCAAATAAGTGGTGTAAATACATTGCCAGAACATACTGTTGGTGCTAATGATGTTGATTTAGATGCTTATACAAATACTGCTGGTTATACTGTAAGAAATAGACAAAGACATGATGTTGCAACTTTAGAATTTAATATACCAACAATGTCAGGAACAGAATTACACAATTTGTTAGATATGACAACTGATGTGTGGCTAGAATGTAGGTTTTTCTATGAACCAAGTTGGAGTTTTGTAAATAAAAAAATGTATAGAAATGCAAGTATTTCATATACCAAATATTTAGTTGATGCAAGTGATCCAACAAAAAATATATATACAGACATAAACTTTGGTTTTGTAGAAGAATAGGATGGTGTTTAAATGGCATATATAACAAATTTAATAAAAAATGTGTCAGGCACTTCATTATATATAGAAGATGCTTTACAACAAGGCTTTTTGTATGAAGGAGTAAATAACATTACCCAAACAAATGATGATTTACCATTTATAATTGATTTAGATTATGTTTCACAAGAAAACCCATATTTAGAAAAAATATATAGTCAAGATGATAAAAACAAAATTAAAATTTGGTTTAACAATGTTGAATTAGAAGATGCAGATAGATATGTTGAAAAGCTTACAAGAATAGCAAGAATACTTCCTAATGATGGTTCTAAAAGATTCTCATTAAATAATTTTATTTCAACAAGCATAGAACTAATATTACATAATGTTGATTTAGAAGATATACAAGATCAAGTTACAATTTCAATAGGAACATTAGTAAGTGCAAATACTTATGAATATGTTCCTCTTGGAATATTTAATATACAAGATACACCTGAAAATGATAAAGGAAAAATAATATTAAAATTAAGAGATAATAGAGTAAAATTTGATTTTGGGTATAATGCACAACCACTAATAGAACAATATGGTGGTCAAGTAACAAAAAAACAAATATTAGATGATATATGTAATAAAGCTGGAGTTACAAACACAATAACAACATTTGCTGGTGATAGTGATTTAGTAGGAATATATGATAGTACAATAAAAGGTTCTACTTATGTTGCTTATTTAATGGAACAAGCCGGTTTAATAGCAACAATAGATAGACAAGGTAGATTAGCAAAAATAGATTTAAGTGATTTATATACTTGGCAAATACCACTTAATATAGTAGAAAGTTATGAAAAGGGAGAACCATATTCAATAGAAAGAGTTGTTTATGAAACAGGAATAACAAAATATCAAACAAGTAGTGATGAAACATTAAACACATTATATCTTGATAGTGGAAACCCTTATATAACATCACAAACACAAGTGGATAATATTTATGATTTATTAAAAGATTTTGAAATAGATAGTGCAACAACAAAAAGAGTTTTAGGAAACCCTGCAATTGATCCTTATGATTTAATTGAAATAGTAGATGATTCAAATAATGTAGTATTTAAAACACTAGCAAATACAACATATACTTATACAGGTGTACACAGAGATACATTTGATACACAAATAGGAATAGAACAAAGAAAAGAAAATGTAAGTGTAAATGGTGAACAAGCATTTAGAAAATATGCAAGAACAAGTATAGATAATCTAAATGCCGAAATAGATTTGATTTCTGCTGAAACAAAAATATTTTCAAATGAAACAGTGGGTATAGGTAGTATAACATTAGAAAGTGCTTATACTGGAACATTGCATAGATTAGAAATAATTGGTAATATAGAACAGTTAAGAATTAAAAGCAGTTTAGCAATAAGTGATGATTTATACCCTAAAGACACAATTTTAACTGTTGATAGTACAAATGAATATTATTTAGATTTTCAAGGTGCTGACTTATATTATGATGATGAAGATAATTACTTAAAATATGTATATGAAGAAGGCAAACAATGGCTAGAAGAAAAAATAGATGGTGTTACACAAGAATTAGAATATTCCCAAGAAGAAATACAAATACAAGTTGAAGAAACAAGCACATTAGCATTTAATAGTTATCCAACAGCAATGTTAAAGTCTATATATTTGATTAAAAATGATTATACAGATACATTTACAAACATTATGGATATAGTTGCACAAATTAATCTTACACCCGGAAATGCAGTAATAAATGCAAATAAAATAAAATTAGAAGGTTATACAACAATTAATAATGGGTTTGGTGTAGATTTAGAAGGAAATATGTTTGCTAATAATGGTTCATTTAAAGGTAATGTGTATTTAGAAAATAACAACAAAGTAATAGGTGGGGATGGAATACTTACAAACTTACAATATAATAGTTTTGGTATTATAGATGGTTGGAGTCCATTAGGGTTTAACATTGATGACCAACAAAATGTTTTGTATCAAGATGCTGTTTTAGATTATACAATTCCAGATAATTTTACTATTGAAACAGCATATTTAACATTATATACATCAAGAGTTATGACAAGCTATATGAATACATCTACTTATCAAAACATAGAAACAACAGGCTCTCCAAAGCAATTAAAACTTTATAAAGGTTTTACAAACTATACACATAGTATTTTTTGGGGGCAAGGTACATCATACTTTTTTAGAGATGATTTATATACAAGTGAAGAAATTGAAAATGCTTTTAACACAACATCATATACACCAAATATTTCATCAGTAGGAAGTGTAGATGAAATAACAACAATAGATTTAACAGAATATTTATCATTGGATAAAGGTAATAATCAATTAATTGTTAGAACAAATATAACAAAACCAAGTGATTATACAACAACAGCAAATAGACAAGCAATAGCAGAAAATACAGGTATGGGTAGAATGGTATTAAATATAATAGGTTATATGAAAATGGAGGAGAGTGAATAATAATGAAGAAGATACACTTAAATATCTATCCTTTAGATATAAACAAATTTAAAGAAATAGAAAGAGCATTTAATGAATTATTAGAAGAACTTGCAAAAAAAGGAATAATAGAATTGGAGGATGAATAGTATGAGTTATACACCAACAAATTGGGTAAATAATACAACAAAACTAAATGCAACCAATATGAACCACATTGAAACAGGAATAGATAATAATGATACTGCAATAGGAGATATTTCTTCTTTACAAACAGCAGCAACAGATTTAGTGGGTGCAATTAATGAAATAATAGATGATATAGAAGATGCAAATACATTTTCAAGTAATGAAGTTGAAACAGACGAAACTTGGATAGATGGTTCAAAAATATATAAAAAGACAATAACAATGAATATAGGAACATCAACAAGTTATAATCAAGCACATAATATTGATAATGCCGATTTATCAAAAATGTGGATAGATCAAGGAAATAGTTTTTGGGTAACACCAAGTGTAAGTGAAACAATAGGACATTATAATAGTGCAGATGATTACAGTAGATTCTATTTAACAGCAGCAAATGTTTTTTGTTCGTTTTCAAGTGTATATAGCACAATATCAAAAACTGCTTATGTAACAATAAAATATGTAAAATCAAGTTAGAAAGGATGATAAAAATGAAAGAATTAAAAAGATTATTAGGTGTGAGAACAATAATTACTTTATCTTTGACTGCAACATTAATATATGGTTTTGTAGTAGGTAAAGTAGAAACAAAAGACTTTTTAGTATATTTAGCAATGGCATTTGCATATTTCTTTGCAAAAGAAAATATAAAAGCATTCCAAGAAGAACAACAGGAACAACAAGAAATGAAAGGTGGTAATTGAATGAAAGATAAAGATATAATTGAAAGAATAGAACAAGCCCCAAAAGAAATGCAAACTATGGTAGCAAAAGCATTTTTAAGAGAAGATATTCCTAATGAAAATGTACAATACTTATTCAATACTCAAAACTTTGAAGATTATAACGAACCAAGTGTTGAAATTATAAACGAAAATGCAAAACAACCAGAAGGAATTGGTTCAGCTGAATTCACAATGAGAACATCAATTCCCTATGACAACCCATTTTATATAACCAAAGGTAGTGGTGGTTATAGCACTTGTATTAAAGGAAACCCAATGAGTGAACACGCAAATGTTTTAGCAAATTGTGTAGGTTATGCAAGTGGTAGATTTAATGAGTTAATGGGTATGGCAAGAGATGTACAGGGGTTTTCAATAGACAACCTTAATTGCAATGCTTGTGATTTCTATGATAGAGCAATACAAGATGGTTTTGCAGTAGGACAAGAAGCAAGAGTAGGAGCAATAATGTGTTGGGGGGGTGGTTATAGCAATTGTGGACATGTAGCAGTGGTAGAAAGAGTAGATAACTCCAACCAAATAATGACAAGTGAAAGTGATTGGGGAGGCTCTCAATTCTTTAATGCAATAAGAAACAACGATAATGGCCGTTGGGGTTTAGCAAGTAATTTCTATTTTAAAGGGTTTATATATCAACACCCAGATGTACAATACTGGATCAATGGAATAACTCCAAATGTAGAAAGAGATACAAGTAAAAATCAAATAGAAGTATTAATAGATGATTTAAGTGTAATGTATGGTGCAAGTGTAAATGATGGTGCAATAGGACTAGCAACAAGAGGTTTTTACAATTACTATGAAACAAGAGCAAATGATGGTTATACTTGGTATAGAATAGACAAAGATAGAGGTCAATGGATAGCAAGTAAAGAAGGATGGACTAATGTTTATCCTGCTAAAAAACCAACTGAACCACCAACTACACCACCTACTCAACCAGAAGAATATATCAAATTAAAGGTAAAAGATAGAAAAGATGGTAATGTATTAGTTGACTTACCTATATGGATAAAGGAATAAAAAAGATTAGGTGTAAACCTAGTCTTTATTTTTTTAAAAAATATTCCAAAACGTATTGACATTTATTTCAATATGTATTAAATTGTTATTATCAAGGAGGTGATAGAAATTGAAAATGTTAAAAGAATACAGAAAGGAACAAAGATTAAATCAGCAAGAAATGGCAGATTTATTAAACCTAAATATAAATACATATAGAAATTATGAACTAGGTAAGAGAACAGTTCCATATAGAGTATTAGCAAGATTTTTAGAAACACGAGATAATGAAGATGACATTAAGCTATCTAAAATATTAAAAGAAATTGAAGAATAATAAAGGCAAAGGAGAAAAGAAAGTATGAAAGGTAAAAAAAGGAATAGAAAAAATGGAGATAATAATATAGGTGTATTTAGTTCTAATTATTTAGATGCAACAAGAGTTGTATGTAAATGTGGTCATAGAGTTAATTTTATAAGCAAAATACCATATATCGAATGTACACATTGTCATAATATAATATTTAGAAATAGAAAAGCAGAATATGATTATAAAATAAAAAGAAGATTCGCAAGTTGTAAAAATGTAGATATAAAGGTGGAGAATAGTTATGATGGAATTTGATATTAAGGCATTAGCAATAGTGATCTTGTGCATAGTGTTAGCAATAGTATGTATTGCATTAGGATATACAACACAAGAAATAGAAATAATAAGAAATCAATGTGGGGTGATTCTGTAATAATATGACAAGTTTAATATTAAGAAAAATAGATTATGAAACACAAATAAGTCATTTGTATATAAAGGAATATAGGTTCAAGATAACAGCATTGTTTTTCAAATGGTGGTATGAGAAGAAAGGTTATGAGGTGGAATAAAGAATGAAAAAAATAATTATATTAATAATAATGATTTTATTATTATGTGGTTGTGAGAATGATAAAGAATTAAAAATTGATAATGGCAATGATAGTTGTTTTCAAACAATGTGTGATGAACAATATGGAGTTGAATATATAAGAGATACTTGCGTATATATGGGTGGTATAACTGTTAGGTTTGATGAAAATGGTAATGTAATACATTGTAAAAAGGATAGTGATGAGTAATGTACGATATAAGAAATATATATCCCGAAATAGAAGATAACATAACAATAACAGGTGTTTTAACAAATATATTTGATGAAAAACAATTTAAAATCTTATTTCATAAAGGGATAATTCGTGAATATGGGAATGATGGTTATGTATCATATATTAGAATGGAAAATTTATTTACCTTAGATGATGTCAAAAATAAAATAGAAGAAATACTAAAGGAGGTTGAATAACTATGAATCATATGACATTATATCAAAAAATAAGTGAAACAACTGAAAAAATAAAAAATAAAGAAGATATGCAAGATATAATAAGCAATATAAACGAAATAAGTCATGATTTATATGAAGAACCGCTATATCATGAGTTTATGAATATGATGAGTTTATTTCAAGAAGTATATGATACTTGTTTATTAGCTAATGCAAAAGGGGAAGATAAATAATATGAGATATGTAAATATAACACAAAAAGGTAATGAATTATGGATAAATGGTCATAAAGTAGATCAACCAAAAAGTAGATTCTTTAACAATTGCGTAGTCCAGATAAATGGTAAAATATATGTAAATGGAAAAGAATTTAAAAATGGTAAATGGAGATATACTTTACGCAGTTTATTAAGTTCGTTATTTTAAAAAAGGAGGATAAAAATGAAATTATGCAAGAGTAAATTAGGAAAAATACTATTTATATTAAAAAATGAAAATAAATATTGTTTAGGAGATTTTGTTGTTATTACAAAAAACAAAGGTTTAAAAAAATATGATAAATATATAGGAAAAGTAGGTTATTTCACAGGTATTGAATATTGGAATAAAGAAAAACCATTTAAAATTAAATTTCCAAATGAAGAAGAATTATGTTTTTCAAAAGATGAGTTTGTATTAAAAGGAAGTGATAAAGAGTGATAAGAGATATTTTAAAGTTGAAACATAATAAGGAACTAGAAAAAGAAAGAGAATTTAAAAGATATTTAGATATTCTAACAGAATTATATGAAGAAATGGAAAAATCATTAGATAGAGAGTTAACACATATAAATTTTGGTTGGTTGAGTGATATGCCTGATATTGCAAAGAAATTTGGTTTTAAAGTTTATTATAATAATATTTTTAAAGATAGTGGGGGTTATATTGCAATAACAGAAAGAGGTATAAACAATATTACAAAAGAAATGATTAAATATGATTTATTAGGAGGTGATAAAGAGTGAGTTATATAACAAGAAAAATTACAAGAAATCAATTAAAAGAATTATATGAACAACAATATAAGGAATTATGTGAAAAAGACAAAGAAATAGAAAGACTAAATAAAGAATTACAAGATACAAAAGAACATTTAGGGGAATATCTACACGAACAAGAAGAAGAAAACAAAAGATTAAATAATATCATAAATGAATTAGAAAATTATGCAAAAGAATTAAAGTGGTATGATAACGAAAGTGTTTATTTTGAAATAGGCAATACCATTTTAGACAAGATAAAAGAGTTAAGAGGTGATAGTAAATGAAAGTAATAGAACTACTTAACAAGATAGCAAATGGAGAAGCAGATGAAATGGCAATGATAAAGTTTGCTAATGGAGATTATTGTAATATAAGAATATTTTTTGATAGATATATTATGGATAGAGAAAATCTTAATTTAGATATACAAGTAGATAACAAGATAGAAAAGATACCAAAGAAAAATGAAAATGGAGATGTTTATTTATATTCAAATGAAGCACTTGAAATAATAGACAAAATAAATGAAATAATAGATAAGATACAGGAGTAGAGTATGGCATTTAGTTATAATGAACTATACAAACGATATGAAGAACTTAAAGAGAAGAACAAAGAATTAATGAAAGGTTCTAAAGCTGAATTAAAAAGAAAAAAAGATATTGTTAAAGAATTAAAGAGAGAACTAAAACAAAAAGAAATAATAATACATAATAAAGACTTAAAAATCAAAGAACAAGAGCTAATTATAGACTGGTTGTTAGAAAGGAGAGGTTAAATGTTTGTACCAATAGGAGTATGGTGCTATATAGCAGGTTTTGTGAGTTGTATATTTTTTGCAGGAATCTTTTCTTACATAGTTGATAAAGATGAAATTGAAGTTGATATAGATCACGATATACAAAAGTTCAAAGAGAAAACAAAAAAATTCTTTAGAAAGATATTCAAGAAAAGAAAAAAGAAAGATAAAACACAAAAACCAAAAATAAAGAAAACAAAAGATACCAAAGATATGACAAAAAGAGATATAAAAAAAGAATTAAATGATATGTTTGAAAATTAATGGAGGTGTAATATGGAAGAAAAAAACAAACCTAATTATTATTCTGTAATACCTGCTGATGTTAGATATGACAAAGATTTAAAAGATAAAGCTAAACTTCTTTATGGTGAAATAAGTGCTTTAAGCAATCAATATGGTTATTGTTATGCAACAAATAAATATTTTGCAGATTTGTATAATGTATCATCAACAACCATTTCACTTTTGATAAAAGATTTAAGTGATAAAGGATATATAGAAACTGAAATTATTTATAAAGAAGGTACTAAAGAAATCTTAAATAGGTATTTAAGAATAATTAAAGGGGGGTATTTAACAAATCTTAAAGAGGGGTATTTAAGAAAAGTTAAAGATAATAATATAAATAATAATAATACAAGTATGAATAATATATATATTAATAATAATATATCATCATCATTAATTAGTAATAATATATATGATTATTTACAAGATAATGGTTTTATATTAACACCTATACATTATGAAGTTATTCAACAGTGGGATGATAATGAACTTACTAGATATGCCATTAAGAAAGCAGTATTAAATGGAAAATACAATATTAACTATATAGACAAAATACTATTTAATTGGAAAAAAGAAAACATTACTACACTAGAACAAGCTAAAGCACAAGAAGATGAGTTTGAGAAAGTAAAAGAGTTTAGAGAAAAATTAAAAAATGAAAAGAAAATGTCTTTTGGTGAAAAACTTGATATGTGGAGTAAAGAGTGGGAGGATGAAGAAGAAAAAAATGACTAAAGAAGAATCTCAAAAGATTATTAAAAAGATAAAAGCATATTACTACTATTTTGAACTAGATAAAGATAGCACAAGAATATGGACTGATAAAATGCAACCTTATTCATTTGAAGATGTAGATCGAAAGGTTGAAGAACATATAACAGGAGAAGATAGACAAAACCCACCAAGAATACAAGATTTATTAAGATTTCTACTAACAGAAGAACAAAAAGCAAAATCTAAAGAAGAATATTTAGTAAATTGTAATCTATGTGGTAGATTAATGCCATTTAAAGAATATGAAACACATTATGATAAATGTTTGAGTTTTGAATATTTAATAGCAAGGGCAAAAAAAGAACACAAGGAAATAACAAGAGAACAATTAGAAAACACTAGACAAGATGTGTTAAATAAACTTTATGAAAAATATAAACCAGAAGAAACTAATTTAAAGGCACAAATAGGGTCATAGAAAACAAAATAGTGTAATCGTACTAGGAATATATAAAATATGCCTAGAATAGTCTAAAAACGGGTAATAAAAAAGAATTATGATTAAAGGAGAATTAAAAATGAAAGAATTGATTTATGAAATGATACCAAAAAATGATTTTATTACAAGAAGTGAACTAAAAGATTTAACTAAAATGAGTGATAGGGAAATTAGAAGAATTATTAGTGATATTAAGCAAGAACATACTATTATTAGTCTATCTAGTGGAAAGGGATATAGAAGAATGATAGATATTTCACAAGCTAATGAACAACAAATACTAAAAGAGATAGAAACAATTAAGCATTGTATAAATGAAATTAACAGTAGAAAGAAAGTTTACAATAGACAATTAAGACAATACATAGCAAGTTTAAAAGTATTACAAAAATGTATTGGCAATATAGAGAATTAATGTTATAATTGTTTTAAAGGAAAGGAGGTTATTATAAATGGATATTGAAACACAAGGGTTAGGTGCTGGGAGTTATCCAGAACCACCAGAAGAACATTTACAAAATCGTAGAATAGAAGTTCACTTATCGTTTGAATTTGATAGTGAGTTTCCAGAAGATTGGGATAAAGAAAGAATAAGTGAAGATGTAAGAACAGATTTAGGAGAATATATCAATTTAAACGAATACGAAGATATTGATATAACTATATGGTAGAAGGGAAATAAAAAAATGGAAGAAAAAGAATTAAATGAGATAGTTGTTATTAAGCAACTTCCAGTTATAGAACAGCAACTTAAAGTTATTAGTGATGAGGTTGATAAAGAAATAAGTTATGCTTTATCTCTTGAATGCAATGAAGAATCTAAAAATGAGGTTAAAAATGCAAGAGCAAAACTTAATAAGATTAAGACAGCATTAGAAGATAAAAGAAAATATGTAAAGAGTGCTATCGAAGAACCTTACAAAAAGTTTGAAGAAATATACAATGATCTAGTTAAGAATAAATTAAATGAAGCTGATACAACATTAAAAGAGAGAATAGACACAATAGAAAATACACAAAAACAAGAAAAAGAAGAAGAATTAAGGGAATTTGTAGAAGAACATTGTAAGGCAAACAATATACATATTGATTTTGATAGAATTGGTTTAAATATAACTTTATCTGCAAGTGTTAAATCACTAAAAGAACAAGCAAAGACATTTATTGAAAAAGTTGCAAGTGAATTAAAATTAATTGAACAAGAAGAATATAGTAATGAGATTCTATATGAATACAACCAAACATTAGATTATATACAAGCTAAAACAAAAGTAATTGAAAGACATAAAGAGTTAAATCAAATTAAAAAGCAACAAGAAGAAAAACAGGAAATAGAGCAACAAGAAGAAAAGATAATTGAAAAGGTTGATGAGGCAATAGAAATAACTGTTCCAAAAGAAATTGTAGAAGAATTAGACAACACTCCAAGTATTTATCAATTTGAGGTAAAAGCAACTAAAACACAAATAAAACAACTTATCGAATATATGAAAGAATTGGGTGTTGAATATAAATAAAAAAGTTTTAGGTGTATCAATACCATATTACAAAAATAGTAATGAGTGTGAAATTGCTTTTAAAAACCTTATGGAGAAAATATCTTCTCAATTGCAAAACCCCAAATTAAAAGATGTTGAAGTTTACATATATGAAGATGGACAAATTAGTAATTGGTTATGGAAATATGCAAAGGAATCACCTCAAACATTTAAAATAAAATCTGTTGCTAAAAACAAAGGTGTTTCTTTTGCAAGAAACTATACAATAGACAAATTAATTAATAATGTTGAATACATACTCTTTATGGATAGTGATGATGATATAGATGATAATTTTTTATCAATTATGTATGATTATTGTGCTGATATGACACACGAAGTTATTGAACCTACATTTCAAGAAAATGAAAGAGTATGCAATTTTAGACCAGATTTTGTTAGATGTGGTGTAGCAGGAGAAGCAATTAAGACAAGCATAATTGGAAAATATAGATTTGATGAAAAAAGACAAATTGCAGAAGATTGTGATTTTAGTCACAAAGTAATAGATTTAAAAAAACATAGAAAAAGACATGCAAAAACAAAATACTATTATCAATTAGGAATTAACCCTAATAGTTTAACAATGAAATATAAAAGAAAAGAGATAGGAGAAAGAAGATAATATGAATGAAATTACAGATATTTTATTTACATTAAGTTATGATTATGGAAATTTAAAAAGATATAATAGTTCTCATATAGAAAGCAAATATTCAATAGATGATTTACTTGATGAAATTGATTCTTTATATAGTGAAAATCAAAATTATGAAAATGAAATAGATGAGTTAAAAAGTGAAATTGAAGAATTAAATGACAGAATTAGAGAATATGAAGAAAAAGAAAGAGAGTGTGAAAAATAATGGCAAATGAAATTACAAGAACACAACCAAAATTTAGTGTTGCTATTCAAAGTGATATGTATAAAAAATTAATTAACAACACTTTGGGTGATCCTGATAGAGCAAAAAGATTTGTAGCAAGTATTAGTAGTGCAGTTGCAACAAATACAAATTTACAAGAGTGTGATGCTGGAACTATTTTAAGTGGTGCATTACTTGGAGAATCACTTAATTTATCTCCATCTCCACAATTAGGGCATTATTATTTAGTGCCATATAAAAATGCAAAAAAAGGAACAACAGAAGCACAATTTCAACTTGGTTGGCATGGTTATTATCAATTAGCAATTAGAAGTGGGCAATATAAAGATTTAGATGTTATTGAAATTAAAGAAGGGGAATATCTTGGTAGAGATAAGCAAACAGGAAAGCAAAAGTTTGAATTTATAGAAGATGAAAGTGAGAGATTAAATAAACCTACAATTGGTTATTTAGGTTATTTTGAACTTTTAAATGGTTATAGAAAACAAATCTATATGTCAAAAGAAGAAATGGAACAACATGCTAATACTTATTCAAAAGCATTTAATTTAGCAGATTATAAAAAACTTCAAGCAGGACAAATACCTGAAAAAGATATGTGGAAATATAGTTCTTATTGGTATAAAGATTTTGATGGTATGGCATTTAAAACAATTTTAAGAAGATTAATTTCTAAATATGGTGTTATGTCAATTGAAATGCAAGAAGCATATACAAAAGATATGGTAGTAATGAAAGAAAATGGAGAATATGACTATGTAGATAATCCTATTGAAGAAGCTAATACAATAGAAGAAACAGAGCAAGAAGAACCTAAAGAAGATAAAAAAGTACATAGTTTAGATGAAATTGAATAATTATGATTAAATATGAAATATTATCTAGTGGTTCTAAAGGTAATTGCATAATTATAAATGATTATTTAATGTTAGATTGTGGTTTACCATATTCTAAAGTTAAAGATTATTTAGATAAAATAAAAATAATATTTTGTTGCCATATTCATCAGGATCACTTAAAAAAAACGACAATTAAAAAAATTGCTTATGAGAAACCTAATATAAAGTTTCTTGTAGGCAATTTCCTTGTTGATGAACTTGTTAAATTGGGTGTAAGCAAAAAAAATATAATAACTTTTGATATAGAGAAATGGTTTGATGTAGGAATATTTAAAGTTAAAATGGATTATCTTTTCCATGATGTACCAAACAATTGCTTACATATTGAATTTAAAAATGGAGAAAAGTTATTTTATGCAACTGATACAAATAGTATAGACCATATTAAAGCCGAAGGATATGATTTGTACTTAATAGAAGCAAATTACTTAACAGATGATGAATTAATAGAAAAAATAAAAGAGCAAGAAGAAAAAGGCGAATTTAGTTATTATAAAAGGGTTTTAGAAACCCATTTAAGTCAATTACAAGCAATAAATTGGTTAGATAAAAATAAAAAAGAAAATAGTGAATATTGTTTTATCCATCAGCATATTGAAAAAGGAGAAATGATAAATGAGTAATATGTTAAGAAAATTTAGAAAAGAAAAACCAAACTATAAAGAACTTTATGAAACAGAATTAAATAATAGAAAAAAATATGAAAAAAGATATAGGGAAAAATGTAGTGATTATGTTGCACTACAAAAAGAAAAAGGTGTAGATGAGTTAAGAAAAAAACTAATGGAAGTTAGTGATGAACTTGATTCTAAAAAAATAGAAATATCTTTCTTGAAAGAAGATAGATCAAAATTATATTTACAACTAGAAGATACAAGAAACGAATTAGAAATAGAAAGGAATAAGAACAAAAATGGAGAATAAAGAAAAAAAATATTACATTCGTTCCAATGGAGAAAAGGTTGATATTGCAACAATGAATACAGAACATATTTTAAATGCACTTGGAAAGAAACAAAGAGAAATATTTAATTGCACTGATAAAGACCAAGCAAGTAAAATGATACAAGAGATAAATGATTTAAAAGAAGGTTATTATTCAAAACTAAATGACTGGTACGATAAGTTAGGTGATGATAAGTAATGGAAGAAAAGCAAGATAAGATTTATCATAAAGTTGAAGCTGGAAGAAAAGTAAGAATATTTAAAAATACTTACAATGACCAAAATTATTATAGAATACAAGTAAAGCAAAAGAATTATGACAAAACAGAAGATATATTTTATGTTCCAGTTCAATTTAAAAGAGGTATAGAACTTGATAATCAAACTGATATTATAATACACACAGCATACGAGAATATGAGAAAAAACCCCAAAGATGATTATAACCAGATATATTATTTGGTTATAACTGATTTTGAAATAGTTCAAAATGAAGAACAACAACAAGCACAGGCATACAAAGATTTCCAAGATAATCTATATGCAAATGAAAATGAAGAACAAGATGTTGATCCAAATGATATACCATTTTAGAAAGGGAGAAATGAATAAAAAATGATAAGTTTATGGAATTTTATTAAGTTTTTAGGAATGATAGTTATAATTTTAATATTAGTTGGAATAATATTTGATTTAATAGATACAATATATGCAAATATAAAATTAAATATGGTAAAGAGAAAAGCAATTAATAAATTAAAAGAGGCAATTGATGAAAATGATATTGAAAATATAGTTCTAAAAACAGTAAAAGAAGATGTTGACAAAGAATAACATCTTTTTTTATAAAAATATTTAATTTGTGTATTGACAATATATATAACCTATGATAAACTTTAATTACATAAAAAAAGAAAGAAGGTTATTTATATGTTAAAAGATTTAGTTTTAAGAAAGGAAAATAATAACAACATTGTAGAAACACTTACATTTGAAAGATTAGAGCAATTTGAAGAAAGTTTTATAGATTATTTAGATGTTGATGAAAAGACATTAAAAGTATATAAAAATGGTATTAATTGTTTTAATAATTACTTACAAGAAAATGGTATTAAAAACCCAAATAGGGATAATGTAATTGGTTTTAGAAATATGTTAAGAGAAACATATAGTTCTAATACAGTTAATTCTTATATGATTTCTGTTAGAGCATTATTCAAATATTTAGAAATACATGGTTTATATAAGAATATTGCAATTGACATTAAAGGGGCAAAATACGATACAACACCAAAAAAAGAAGTGTTATCA